TTCATTACGAGGCCGCCGTCTGATACAACTTGATCGCGTTCTGGTCGAGCTGTTTGCCGTCGGTACGGAAAATCGCCCTAAACGACACCAGGTCGGTGCCGAACGCGAAATCGTCGCTGCGTTCGAAACGGACCGGGGTGACATCTCTGATCACGTAGCCGCCGAAGTCGCCGAACGCGATCGGCTTCACCGATACCCCGATCGCGGGCATGTTCGGATCGGCGTACACGGGTCTGCCGAGCACGGTGTCCGGTTGGCCGGCGACTAGCGCCGGCTGCCAAATGTACTGTCCGGTTGTGTCTTTGAGTTTCCTCACCGCTTTGACGGTGGAGTCGTTCATCACGAAAGATCCCCGCGGCCGGTACTGCGGCAACACCGAGTGATACAGCTCGATCAGCACGTCGGCGCCGATCACGGCGCCGCTGGTGGGCAGCCCGGTGGTGGATCCGGTGCCGGTCGCCGCGGTCAGGGCGACAGTGGCGGTGCCGACGAATCCGGTGGGCTGGTTGGTTCCGGTGCCGGCGACATACGCAGTGTCCGACGCGATGCCCAGGTTGCGGCCGGCGTGTTCGGCCATGAAGCCGATGACGTCGAATCCGGTGTCTTGAATCAGTTCGCTGGATACCTGAATCAGTTTGGCCAGCTTGAACGCGCCCACCGTGACCGAGGAGAACGTCGGATCGGACGCGGACAGGGCCGCGTTCTCACCTGTCCACACGGCCGCGCCTTCAGCGGTCGACCGCGGGATGAGCATGGTCTCCCCGGATTGGGTGGCGATCACGTACGGGTTGGCTTGCCGGACGCTGCTGGTGTCCACCAGATACTTGTAAAGCTGGCCGATGAATCCGGTTGGCAGCGGCGCGCTGGAATCGGTGAGCACGCGGCGTTCTACCGCGTTGGGCAGCGCCAGTTCGTAGCTGCGGGAGTCGCTTTGACCCAGCATGAATCGGCGCAGCTCGAGACTCTGCTGTTCGAAAGTGGCCGCCACCACCGCGGCCTGCCCGCCCGTGTTGCGGCCACTGACTAGGGTGGCGATGCGTTCTTCGGCGGCCCGGGCCTTGGCTTCGCCGTTGCGGATGTCTTCCATCCGCTTGTCGAGGCGGTCGATCTCGGCCATCATTTCGTTCCATTGCCGGTCTTCGGCTTCGGTCATGGCCCGGTTTTCCTCGTCGGACTTGTCGGCCAGTGCGCGGGCCTTGTCCATGGTGTCTTTGCGCTGCGCCCACAGCTTGTCGTGAGTTTCGTTCACGCTCATGTTGATAGTCATGTGCCCTGGTTTCCTTTCAAATGCGCGGGCAGGATTCGGTGACGTGTGGGCTGCGCTGTCTGCCAGCCCACGGGCGCGGCTACCCGTGCAAACAGGCTGGGGGCGGCCGACTGTCTGCCGGCGATGTCCCAGCCAGGAAAACCCTTGTTACACCTTGGCTTTGGGGTATTGCTTGTCGAGGAGTGCGATCTTGGCGGCCCGCCCGGTGATGGGTTTGTGCGCCGAGTGCGGGCCGTCGGTGCGGATGAACAGTTTGCGTAGTTCATGTTCGGCGGCGAGCGCGACCACGGCTTCGTACTCGACGCCGGCCCAAACACTGAGGCCCCGAAGACCTACTGAGGTATCTCGATACGCCGGCAGAGTTACCGGCGCCACATCGATGAGTTTGCCTGAGATCAGGGTTCGGGTCGGGAACGACTGTTGGTTGTATCCCCAATCAACTTCCGTTGCAACGAAAGCAAACGAAGAATTGGCGACGTCGCCGCGCGCGACGAGCTCGAGGACGTCGGCGCGGTGCTCGGGCACATCCACCACATACGACAAGCCTGTTTCGTCAGTCGCCAGCCGCAGCGTGCCGCCGCGCGTAGAGCCCAGAACGAAAGCGTCGTCATGGTTATAGCGGCAGATGACACCAGGCCAGCCATCGGCTCGGGAATTGTTGAAAAAGGGTGGCGCGATGTTTTCGATGTAGCTGCCGCCGAGTACCTCAGAGTCACGGTTATAGACCGCGGCGTAGCCGCCGATTTCGCGGCCATTCTTGGAAGCACGCACTTCCACAGGCATCCCCAGCTTCGGCTGCCACGTCGAGGTGAAGACCCGTTCAACGCTGTTGTCGACCTCGAGGCTGCGGGAGTCGTCGCTGACCTGGACACCGAAGCGTTTGAGGGCGGCCTTGATCCGGCCTTTGATCGATGCGAGTTCCTCGGAGCTGTAGCCGGACTGGTTTTTCGGCATGTTGATATAGCTCCAGGCGGCGCGGGCGTGGGCTTCGGTGTCGATCGGGTAGCGCTTGACGCCTTCCTTGTATCCGGGGTCGGCGTATTTGACGTCGCCGTAGGGCTTCTTGTCATCGGCTGCCATTGGTAGATCCTTTCGATGTGGCGCCCACGGCGGCGGGCTGTTGTCCGTTCATGGGGGCCGCCGGCGCCGGCAATCCCACTGTGGTGTTGGTGGGTGCAATCGGCGCCGGCGGAGGCTCGGGCGGTGGGGGCATCGGTGGCCGGTCGTAGTCGGCGCGCACCTCATCTTGGGTCAGCCACGGCTGGCTCGGGGTACCCAGCGACAGCGCCGCGATTTCAGCTTTGGTCTTGGTGTCGGCCCGCAACATTTCGCTGGTGTCGAACTTCACGTAGGTGCCCCGCGGAAACAGCTTCGTGAACGCTTTCTCCAGCCGAACCAGCCACGGCCGCAACGAAAACGTCAGATAGTCAAGGGTGTTCATTTCCACCGTCGAGTACGTGAGGCTCTTGCCGGTGGTGCCGCCGATCTTCTCCGGCGGGATCCCGTAAATCGTGGCGATCTGCGTCGCCGTGAGCTGCGCGGTTTCCACGAACTGCGCCTCATGCGGCTTGATCGCGATCGGCGTGTAATTCCAGTCGATGCCGTAAACCAGGGGCTTGCGGGTTTGCAGGCGGGCGGTGACACGGGCGGTGATGAGGTCGGCGTCCTCTTTGGACACGGTCTGCTTGACGTTTTGGAAGGTTCCCGGCGGGACACCACCGTTGTCATACCAGTAGCCGGCATAGTCCTGGGCGGCCAGCCCGACGTGCGCGGTGGCGGCGTAGGCGGCGATCGGCGACAACCCACGAACCCGATAGGGCATGGTGAACCACGGGATGTGCATGAGCCCGTCGGGCGGTAGCGGCTGGCCGTACCAGTACCACAGCGGCTGCATGTAGGAGCCGGGACCGAAACGGTTGCTGTCCTGGGTGACGACCTGCTGGGGGTCAAGCCATTCGATCATCGTCGGCCAGCCGTCATAGTCACGGGCGGTGACCAACCCGACCGCATCGCCTTGCAACGCCATACACACCACGGCGCGGTGCAACCAGTCCGGCAGTGTCCCATGGACACTCGGCTGGGTGAACAGCGACGGGTCGGGTTGGCGCACCGGCAGACCGTGCGCCCCGGTCTTGTACAGCACCGGCGGCAGCGACGCGATCGAGTCCGCCAGCAATCTTACGGCGGCGAACACCGGGACCAGCGACAACGCCCGGTCCACCGACACGGTGCGCGTCGCGTACGGCGGCGGCCCGCCGATGTCCCAGGGCCACTGCGAAATCGCGCGCTGCTCAACCTCAGCGCGCTTGAACGGCCACATGATTTAGTCGCCCGGCCCTCCCGATTCGGCTTCACGAGCCGAACCCAACTTCGGCGACAAATCAGGAATCATCAGATCTGATTCCGGCGCGACGAATGGCTCATGCGCCACCGCCGCCGCGTGCGGCGTCGGCGCATCATACGGGCCACCACCAGCCGGCGGCACATCATAGTTATACGACTTGATCCCCATCACCGAATCTCCTTGTCTACCAAACACTTTGAAGCAGATCGTAAGTCGGCTCCACCACCGACGCCCGGTCGAACGCCATCACCGCGGCCACCGCCAAGTCAATCTTGCGATCACTACGCACCGACTCTTTAACGATCCGCTGCCCACGCGAATCCACCTTCAACACAGCATTGCTGATATGCCGCGCCAACCGCACATCCCCGCTATGCGTCAACCCGCCATTACACACCGCCTCATAAAACCGCTGCGTCGCCGGCGTCATCCGCGACGGCGACTGCGGAAACTCCACAATCGGCAACCCCTCATCAGCCAGAATCTGATACGACCGCGCCCACCGATACGGGTCGCAGACTATCTCTTTGACCTGCCAACGCCGACACGCCGAACGGATCGCGTCCTCGACGTCACCGATCGGCACCGTCCAGTCCGGTTGTCCCTCAGCCGGTTTCTCCCAGCACTCGACAACGTCGACGTGCGGTTTTCCACCACACACCACGACGACCAAAGCGGTACTGTCCCCGTTGTAAGAACCATCGAACCCCAAACACACCTCATCGCCGTCAGCAATACCGACGGCAGCGTCCGAGCAGGCATCCCACACACCTTCAGGTAGCCACGCCTGCAAATCAGTGACCCACTGATTCATGCGTTTCGTCCGGTATTCCGGCTCCGGTGTGCGTAACACCGTCGACTCGAAATCCTCGGCCGACACAATATCCCCATACCCGGGATTGGCCTGGTGCAACGCCTTCGGATCCGTCGTCGCAGCCTTATCATCGTAGGGTTCCCACCAGGCCATAAAGAACGACGGATCACTGTATTCGCCCGAAATGATCCGCTTTCCATAGTCATACAGCCCGTAACACAGCGAATCCCGCCCAGTCGAGTCATACCGCGCCCCGGCCGTCGTGATCCCCACCATCAGCGGCTCCGGCCGAGCACCCGCAGCCAACTGCATGACATCCCACAGCTCACGGTTCGGCTGAATATGCACCTCATCGAACAGCACCAGCGTCGGGTTCAACCCCTCCTTGGTGTACGCCTCCGCCGACAACACCTTGTAAACCGAGCCGGCCGACAAATGCTCGATCGCGTTCTGGTAACACTTCAAATGCGCGCCCAGCTCGGGTTCCATCTCCACCATCCGCCGCGCCGTGCCGAATACGATCCGCGCCTGCTCCCGATCCCCCGCACACGAATAAATCTCGCTGCCCGGCGCCCCCATCAACAACCGCTGCAACGCAATCCCCGCACTCAAAGTGCTCTTAGCATTTTTACGGGCCATCCCAATCAACGCCTGCCGATGCCGCAACCTGCCATCCGGCCGCTCGGCGAACAGATGCCGCAGCAGCAGCTTCTGCCAAGGCCGAAGCACGATCAGCTCACCCACCCGGCCACCAATACTGTCTTTGGTGACATGGCAGAAGCCGTCGATGAACTCCCCTACATCACCGCCACGCGACTTACGCACCGCCGCCGACGGCACCGGCGTCAACCACCGCGGCGGCCACCCAGCAACCCGACCCACTACGCTTCCTTTTGCCGGCGCATCATCTCATCCAACTTCGACACCCGCCGCACCTCGTTATAACCAAGCTTTGACCGCGCCGCCGGCGTCAACCCGAACTCACACTCCAACAACCGAACCTCATGGTCGATCTTGTAGACCCGATCGATCAGCGGGTTCGCCCGCCGCTGCCCCTTCGACCCGTCAACCATCCAGCCCTCTTCGGCGATGGTGGCCCGCATCGCCTCCCGCTCCTCATACATCTCACAGAGCCGGGTTACCGCGGCGATGTCGAACGCCGGCAGCATCCACTCGATCGACCAGATCCGTTCCCAGGACTCACGGCCGAGTTTCCCCAGGCCAGGGGGCATCGCCGGAAAATTTCCGGCCGGAACCAGCGTCACTACCGGCTCCGGCAGCTTGTTACCACCGGCATCCACGCCGGGTCTTCGCCCGATCCGGCGCGCATGTTCCGGGGCCTTCACACCACGAGTCACAGAACTCCTAGCAAATATGCGGTCGAGCGGAAACCGGCGCATTTCCGCTGGTCAGGTCATTTCGTTTGCTGGCCACGCTAACCGTGGTTGGGGTGCCTAAAGGCGTAGCATGTGAATCGAACAGACTAGCGATTAGCCACGCTAGCCACGCTAGCCACGCTATTAGACCAGAAGGTGTCTAATAGCCAAAACGGTTCGCTACGGTGTTGCACACCAGGCGTTTTGGCGTGTTTGTGCTGGTCGCAGAATTATTTTGTTGGACCGTAAAAATTTCGGCTTTGCTGGCTTGTTAGATTG